TTAGAACGACGTTAGTTTAAAGTCTAAACTTTCATCTTCTTTATCTTTTAATTCTTCTAATAAATGACTATATACACGCCATGTAATTTCTATATTCGAGTGTCCTAATCTTTTACTTACATACTGAATACTAAAACCTTTAGCAAGTAACATAGACGCATGTGTGTGTCTTAATGAATGTAGTGTATAATGACTTAATAATTTGTTTATAGATAAAATATTTTTCATTGTAGTTGTTACTGCTTTATTGGTTATTAATGTAACTCCAGTATGAAATATATATCCATTTTCAAAATCAATAGTTCTAGAGTTGATAACTTTAAGAATGTGATTCATATCTGTCGATGTTATTTTTATTGTACGTTTAGCAGATTTGGTTTTAGTACCAGGTATGTCAACGGTATTATTATCTTTATGTAAGTGACTTCTTTTCAAATTTCTTATCTCACTGAAGCGTGCTCCAGTAGCAATCAACATGTAAATGAATAGATACGATAATTCATTTTTAGTTTTAGATTGTTGTTTTAATAATTTGTATTCTCTCAAACTCATAAATTTATCTTCTTCAAGTTTAGTTTTCTTTTTCTCATAAATTGGAGTATTCCAAGTAGGATCTTTATATATCAATTTTTCATTTAATGCGTCTTTAAAAGCTTGAGAAAAACAATTATTAAGTTTTCTTACACTTGCTTTTGTCCTTCCTTCTTTTCTACCACCAATAAATTTACCTTCAGCATATTCTTTTAACATTTCTCTGTATTGTAATTGTGATACGTCTTTTATTGATATTTTACCGAATTTTTCATCAAAAACATTTAAGGCATTATAATAGCGATTTAAAGTTGATTGAGTAACTTGATTTTCTTTATTAACTTTAATCCAGTTTTTAAAGTAATCTAAAAAAGATATGTCTGAGGAAATATTACCACCTTTAGTTAAATCTAAATATAATTCACTTTCAGCCTCTATAGCTGCTTTTTTGGTTTTAAAACCACGTTTTCTATATCTTTTATTATCATATTGGAAATCATACGACCATTTACCGTTCGCTTTTTTTACACTCATTCTAGTTGTTCCTCTCTAGTTGTTTATTCTTCTTGATGTTATTAAAATAGGGCGGAAATTCAACCGCCCTCAATACTTAATTATCTAAATGATCAATAGCATATTTCGCTTCAGATTCAGTAAATTTTTCACCGTCTGGAGATTTTAATATATCGTATATTGCATCATTAGACATATGCATATCTTTAGCATAAGATTTAGCTGTTTCTAGTGCATTCTTGTTATAATCAGCGTTCAGATGATTTATAGCAAATTTTGCATCTTCTTTAGTAAACTTTTCAACGACTTCTGATGTTAATATGTCATATATTTTTTCTTTAGACATATTTAAATCATCAGAGTAAGATTTGGCAGTTTCTAAAGCAGCTTTCTGTAATCGTGTAGCAGATTCTTCTTCTTTTGCGCCTTTAGTTACGTCATCAAACCATTCTTGATATTTTCCATTTGTTTCTTTAACAGAGGCTTTATGATTCTCTTCGTCTTTATCATTTACAGAAGTACTGTTTGTATTTTCTGTTTCATTATATGTCTTTACGATAGGTTGTGTTTCATGATTATTTGTTTTGAGGTTGCCAATATAAGTTGTACTAGATAACGCTATAACCACTATTGCCACTGTTACGATAGTCTTTGCAATGGATGGCCATTTACTAAATCGCCACATTACAAATAAACCTAGTGGGAAAATAAATATTAAAGTTAAAACAATAAACCATTCTTGTTTGTACCATGATGTTGATTCTTGTTGCATAAAAATATCCTCCTAAGTATCTATTCGATTAAAATTCATTTTTTTGATTTGAAATATATTAAGAAAAGGTAAATTAGAATATTTAATAGAGTAGAAATAAAGGTTTAGAAAAATAAAAGTAGTTGGAAGTTTGAAAAACTCACTTAATTTAAGAAGGGTATTGCAGTCGTGGGAGATAACTGCATGTTCTATTTGATTTAAAGGGATTAATGAAGTTAATTCATTGCTTTTTGAATAATAAGAATCAGATGTTTCTCTAATGTAAGCAGACGATGATAAGCATTCATTAATATATAAATCATTACCCGAGATTAAACATTCTAATTTATTAGGCATCTCTATATATTTAACATTAATATCATCAATCAGCTCCTTATATTGATGCATAATTCTCACTCCTTATTTAGTTTTAGAAATTGTATATTGATTTTTTATATATAACATCAACTCCTATATAAAAGTTTAAATTATGCATAATTTTTATATAAAAAAGAGAACGCACTTATACTAATGGTTAATTTATTAGTAAGTTAGCGTTCTCTTTATTTATCGCTATTTCTTTTGCTTTTTATGTATTCAATGAAATTTATGATTTCTCTCATTTCATCTTCAGTAACATCAGGTGTAATATGTGCAGCAATTTGATTTTTGGATACTACAAAATTTTCTTCTGTTAATTCTGATTTTGGAACGTTAAAATAATCTGCTAATGTTTGTATTCTTTTAATTCTAGGATACTTTACTTCTTTAATCCAATTGGAAATTGTTGGTTGAGTAACTCCAATAGCTTCTGCTAACTCTTTTTGGTCCACATTTTTATTTCTCATTAATCGTTGAAGATTTTCAGAAAAAATTTTTCTAGCACTTTTAGTACCCATAGTAAAACTCCTTAATATTACTTAATGTAATATTAAGTTATCATATGTTATTAATTGTGACAACACTTTTGTTAACATTTTGATAAAATAAATTACATTTTGAGTTGACAACCACATAAAAGTAATATAAAGTTATGTACATCAAAAGGAGGTGGTTAAAATGCCAGAGCAACTATCAATTAAAAAATGGAGAGTTATGAATGATATGCTTCAACAAGATGTTGCTGATAAATTAGGCGTATCAAGAAAAACTGTTGGGGAGTGGGAGAAAGAAGGTGCTAATATAAGTAATGTTACTATATACGCTTTAGCTAAATTATTTAACGTAGAGATAGACCAGATCAAAATATAGATATTTTTTTAATATCTATATAACTTTATATTACTTTTAAAGGTGGTGTTAAAATGCTGCAAACTTTAAATATTACTGTTCCAGTACCAGACACACATGTGATTATTACTAAGCTTGAATATGAAAAGTTAAAAGATAATCAACCAATGAACATGACATTAAAAGAAGTAGCAGAATATTGTCAACAAACAAAAGGTTGGATAGTCAAAAATATCATTCAAGATAATTATTTCAGAAGAAAAATAGAGCCGTTTTCACAGTTTGTTAATGAAGATGGAAAAGGAAAATATTTATTTCATAGAGAGAAAATGAAGAAGTTTTTAAATGATTATGATGAAGAAATAAAAGCGAGAACTCGTTAAACATCAATAAAGTATACCTAATCACAATGAGATTAGGAATACTTGTTTAAAATAGTCTTTTTAAGAGGTTGAATAATTTAAATTTATTTTTCTTCAGCTGGTACAAGAGCTATTGAATCAACGAATTCATACTTTAATATTACATCATTCAAGTGATAATTTTGATTTCCAATAATTAATACAGGATTAACTAAAAAGAAATAGTCATCCTTATTTTCAATTTCTTTGAAAAATTTGTTGATTTAAATCTTATTACCTCATTCAGTGTAGATGGATCTAATGGTTTTCCAATGTAAGTAACTCCATTAACAGTAACAAGTATCTCTGATTTAGTTTCTGAAGCAAAATTTAGATATTTAAGAATAAAATTTTTGTTCACATTAACACTCCTTCTTGTCGCATTAGCGATAAGGCAATTATACATGGGCAATGTAAATTTATTGTGAAGATTAAAAGTAAATTCTTTAAAGGAGGTGAGGGTATCATGAGCAAATCATTTATTTCATTCGTCATTGCTAATTTGGTTTTTGTAACCATGTCAATTTTATTAGCACTGATTGGATTATATTTCACAACTGCTATTGGTACTGCTGCACTACTATCTATCATAACTTTTCTTTTATATGATAATTATTTCTTTCAAGAAATAAAAAAGACCGTTAAGCACGGCAATGCTTAACAGTCTAATAAAACAAAAAACCAACTAAATTATAACAACATTGGAGGATTGCAACAATGACTATAGAAGAATTTATAAACAGTATTAACAGAGTTAAAGAAATGATATTTGAAAAAGATAATGAGAAAACAACAGAAATCAAATAGCATGGAAATTAAATTATTTGAACACCAAGAAAAAGCACTAGAACAAACTGAGCAATTTAATAGAGTAGCGTATTACTTAGATATGGGATTAGGTAAAACCTTTGTTGGCTCAGAAAAGTTGTGGGAATTAAATACCCCCTATAATTTAGTGATTTGCCAAAAATCTAAACTAGAGGATTGGTATCAACATTTTAAAAAGTATTATTCAGATGATTATAAAGTGATTTTATTTGATAGAGAAAAGCTCGAGTATATAGAAGAAAATTCAATTTTAATTATTAACTATGAAAAAGCAATCGTGAGACCTGAACTCAAAAAGATACGTAATTTCACATTACTTTTAGATGAGTCTCAATATATTAAAAATCCTAAATCACAACGCACTAAATTAATTATGAATGAACTAAAACCAAATAACGTTATTCTTTTAAGTGGTACTCCGATTGATGGTAAATATGAAGAATTACTTACTCAAATTAATTTATTAGGTTGGAAGATAAAAGAGAAGATGTTTCTATCTCACTATACATATAGAGAGTGGGACGAAAAAGAACTGAAATATAAAATTATCGGCTACAAAAATATAGATAGATTAAAGCGAAAATTAAGAAATTACGGTTGTGTTTTTATGAAAACAGAAGAGGTTTTTGATTTACCAAAACAAACTAATATTTTCTTAAAACCAAAAAAGACTAAAGCATATGATGAATTTATTCGTGAAGGCATTGTTGAATTAGAAGATAGAACGCTTATCGCAGAAACAGTGTCAGTAGGAACTATGAACGCTAGATTGTTATGTACTGCATTTAACCAAAATAAGTTATCAATGTTGAAAGATTTATTAGAAAGCACTGAAGATAGGTTGATTATTTTCTATCAATATAATTTAGAAAAAGAAGCTATTGGTAACTTAGCTAAAGAGTTAAACAAACCAATATCTTATATTAATGGTGATTTAGTTGATAAAAACGCCTATGAGAATAAAAAGAACAGCATAACGTTAGTCCAATATCAAAGTGGTAGTTTTGGACATAATTTACAAAAAGCCAACAAAATAATCTTTTTTGGATTACCAAACAGAGTTTCTTTCTTTGAACAAAGTCGAAAAAGGACACATAGAATTGGACAAGAGAGACCGTGTTTTTATTATTATATGCTAACGCTAGGCACGTACGAATGGAAGAATTATCAAACTTTAGTAGACGGTAAAGATTACAACGATGAACTATTTAAGGAGGAATGAGAATGATTGAAAATCTTAATTTAAGATATACCGAAGATATTTTTAATAATACAAATTGGATTAATAAAGACGGTGAAATTTTAGATCCTATCTCAATGGAGGAAGGACACATACAAAATACATTGCGTCTTTTATATAGAAACCGTGATCAACTTTGGTTAGGTTGTAGAGATTTTACATTAATAGATGTATATCTAAATGGTGAAGACTTCTTTCAAAAAGTTATACGCAAATCTACTTTATGGAAATCATTAATTAAAGCATTAAATAAACCTTCTACATCATTTAACTTTGATTATGAAGGTGGTTCCATTGACTAAAACATATAAGAATGAAGCAGCGTTTCAAAATGATGTCATGCAATTTTTAAAGCATAATCCTAATGCGTTTGCAGTTAAATATTGGGCAGGTAATAAGTTTACAGTAAATGGTATTCCTGATGTACTGGCTTGTATTAATGGTGTATTTCATGGCATAGAACTTAAAACAAATACTGGTGTTGTGAGAGGTATTCAAAAAGAGAGAATGAAACAAATCAAGTTAGCAGGTGGAGAAGCTTATGTTTTACGTCCGAAAGATTTTGAAGAATGGAAAAGGACGTGGTTTTAATGCAATTCAGTTATTCAAGAGTTGATTTGTTTAAACGTTGTCCATATCACTTCAAATTACGATATATAGATAGGCTTACAGAATTACCAAACTATGAAGCTAATAGTCCACTTATTGTTGGTCATGCACTTCACACCGGAATTGAAAAAGGTAAAAAAGCCATGCTGAAAGAGTTTTATAACGCTTTTCCACTAGTGACTAATGATGTGATTAATGAAGCCATTAAGTTAGAACATAATTTAGAAAAAGCTGAAGAATGGTTAAGTGATTTTAATAACAGCTTTAGCTTCACTGGTGGTTATGAATTTATACATGAGTATGAAATAAATAAACCTGAATTTATTGGTTTTGTCGATTTAATCGTAAAAAGAAAAGGTACGAATGATATTGCAATCATTGACTTTAAATACAGTAATGCGATTGAAAAATATAAAGAATCACCTCAATTACAAATATATAAGTACTATCTTGAACAAGAGGGATATAACGTTATAGCAATGGGTTATTTATTCTTACCTAAAACAAGCATTAGACAAAAGAAAGATGAAGACTTAATACAATTTAGAAAAAGATTAAATGTAACTATGAGAAAGCTTAAAACTACATGTTTAAAAATAGAACCTCAAGAAATGGAAATTATCTACTTCTTAAATCAATGTAGAGAAATTAAAGAAGCTATTCAAGAAAAAACTTTTAACTGGATTAAAAACCCTAACGATGAATGTTTTGCATGTAATCCTAGATTTGCACCAGAGTATTTAGAACAACTAAGAGATGATAAAGGAGAATTAATAATGACATTACCTAAAAATATAAGACGAGAAAAGAAAATTGATGAACGACCTGACTTTTGGATATACGGAGATTCATATGTAGGAAAATCAACATTTGTAGATCAATTTGACGATTTGCTATTTTTAAACACTGACGGAAACACAGATAATACTACATCGCCAGTTATTAATATTAAAGATGAAGTAGTAAAAGAGGGACGCATTACTAAACGTACATTTGCATGGGAACAATTTTTAAATGTAGTAAGTGAACTAGAAACAGATAAAGATAGTGGTTTTAAAGCAATAGCTATTGATTTATTTGAAGATTTAAGAGAACACTGTCGTATTTATGTATTCGATAAGAACGGGTGGGAACACGAGTCTGACGGTGGATATGGTAAAGGTTGGGCAATGGTTAAAACAGAATTTAACAATGCTATCAAACGACTTAAAAATTTAGGTTACCAAATTATTTATATCAGTAAAGAAGTTAAATCAGAAACAACTCTAAAAGGTGGGGCAGTACGTACAAACTTTATACCTAATATTGATGATAAAACTGCCAACTTTACAACAGGCACAGTAGACTTAACAATACGTGCATTTATGAATAGTGACGGTGTAAGACTACTTCAACTATCTAAACAACGCAATGTGTTCGGTGGTGGTCGATTTAACTTCTTAAATGATACATGTGAATTAAGTAAAGATGAATTTATTCAAGAATTAATAAATGCTCAAAAAGCATCACATGCAAAAATCACTGCTAAAACTAAACCAATAAAAGAAGAAATTAAAGAAGATAAATCAGTAAAACAAACTATTAAAGAAGATACTAAAATTACTGAAGAAGTACCACCAGGCGAAACAATTACCGATAAAGAAGAAGTGATTGAAGAGCCTAAAAGAAAAGCAAGAAAAAGAAAATCATCAACTAAAGAAGCAGTAGAAGAAGCTAAAGCTGAAGAAAAAGAAGAAACATTAGATGAAAAACCAAAACGTACTCGTAGAAGTAGACGTAAAAAAACTGAATAATAAATTGGAGTGATTGAAATGAAAAAGGAATTAAACACAACTGAACAACATTTTGCAACAACTAGAAGTGAAGCAGAACGAATTATTGAACAAGCTAGAGATGAAGAAAAAAGTAACTTAACATCACAAAAAATTGATAGTAAAACCAACAAATACGGTGAATATTTTGTAGTTACACTCAAATTTACTTACAACACACCCAAAGACATTATGGCTTACGAATAATATTTATACAAACTCAAAAAGAATAACAACTAGAAGAGGAATGATTTAACTATGACTGAAACAATTAACTGGGATAAATTTGATAAACAAGTAGATAGTGAAGAAATTAAAAGTGCAGTGGAAGATGCTAAAAAGAATGATTTTCCTGATATTCCTGATGGCGAATATGAAGTAGCTCTAGAAGATATGGTACTTAAAACAAGTAAAAATGGCGATCCAATGTTAACAATTACATTTGTAATTTTAGAAGGGGAATTCGCAGATAATAAGATTTGGTATAACGGTGTAATGCAACCAAAGAATGAAAAGGCAATCGGTTTCCAAGTACATAAAAACAATGTGTTATTACGTAGTTTACTTGATTTAGCTGAAGACGATGAGAGTAGAGTATTTTTTAAAGGTTTCAAACAATACAATGATTTAGTACTAGATTTAGCTGAAGAACTTGTCGAAGCAGAATTTGCACTAGAAATTACTACAGATAAAAAAGGATATCAACAATATAAAATAACTGAAGTTTTTGACGTAGAGTAATCAAAATGAAATAGCCCGATTAACGTCGGGCTTTCTCTATAAAAGGAGCGTGATTACAATACTATTTTATGATTTTGAAGTATTTAAATACGATTGGTTAGTTGTGATTATTGATTCAGAAACTAAAGAAACACATGTGATTATTAACGATAAAGAAGAATTAGAACAGTTTTATAAAATTCATAAAGGCGATTTTTGGATTGGTTACAATAGCAGGGATTATGATCAATGGATATTAAAAGGTATATTATCCGGTTTTAATCCTAAAGAAATAAACGATTTTATAATTGTACAAAAGAAAAAAGGTTGGGAATTCTCACGACTGTTACACAAAATTAAATTGCTAAATTATGATGTTCAAACTAGTTTTCATTCCCTTAAACAATTAGAGGGGTTTATGGGCAATGATATTAGAGAAACAACAGTTAACTTTAATATTAGAAAGAAACTTACGCATGAACAGTTAAATGAAGTTGTTAAATATTGTAAACACGATGTACAGCAAACTATTCAAGTTTTTATGAAACGTTTTGAAGAATTCCAATCACATGTTGCTTTAATACAAACTTTTGATTTACCGATGAAAAATATTAGTAAAACAAAAGCTCAATTAAGTGCAATAATACTAGATGCTAAACAACCAAAAGTGAATCGTGATGATGAAATGGAATTCTCAATTCCTAATAACTTGAAAATAAATAAGTATAGAGAAGTCGTTACATTTTATGAAACTACAAGAGATTATGATAAATCACTAAAAACAACTATTGCTGGAGTGACTCATGAATTTGCATGGGGAGGATTACATGGCGCAAGAAAGAATTACTTTGCAAATGGTTATTTTTTAAATGTAGATGTAGCTTCATATTATCCTGCTCTAATGATTGAATACGACTACTTGAGTAGAAATGTACCTAATAAGAAAAAGTACCGTCAAATACGAGATAAACGCCTAGAATTGAAAGCTAAAAAAGATAAAAGACAAGCACCTTTTAAAATCGTACTTAATAGCACTTATGGTGCGATGAAAGATAAATATAACGGGTTGTATGATCCAAGACAAGCGAATAATGTTTGTATCGCAGGAATGCTATTGCTATTAGATTTAATAGAAAAATTAGAGGCACACTGTGAAATTATTCAAAGTAATACAGACGGTATTTTAATTAAAATGAGTAGTTTAAATGACTTTGATTTAATTGATGATATTTGTTTTGAGTGGGAAGAACGCACACACATGGAACTTGAATTTGACCATTTCACACATGTTATTCAGAAAGATGTAAATAACTATATTTTGGTTAACGATAGAAAAAATATTTATAAATCAAAAGGAACTTATGTTAAGAAACTAAATGACCTAGACAATGATTTACCAATAGTTAATAAAGCAGTTGTGAATTACTTTATTAAAAACATACCCGTTGAGAAAACTATTCGTGAATGTGATGAACTTATTCAATTTCAAAAGATAGTTAAAGTGAGTGGGAAATACAAACACGCTTTGTATGGTCATAAAGTGATGAATGAAAGAGTATTTAGAGTGTTTGCTTCTAAAGATAGCAGCGATAAAGCATTGATGAAAGTTAAAAATGATAAACCTGAGAAGATTGGTTATACACCTAATAAATGTTTTATTGATAACAAAAATATTGCTCAGAAAAAAACACCCCCTCATTTAGATAAAGAATGGTATATTGCAATTGCTAAGAAGCGTATTAATGACTTCAAAGGTGAACAGTTTGGCCAACTACAATTAAGTATTTAGGATTAATTTAAATTAATAAACATAAGTCACTAAAACGAGATAATGTTAATCACCCAATGCATTACAATAACGGAAAACCATAAGTGATATATTTTATTGATCAAGTAACTATAAATTATAAAAGCTCATTAGCGTATTATATCGGCAATGTTATTAAGTACGTGAGTAGAGCTACTTTAAAAAATAGTGTGGAAGATTTAAAGAAAACAAAATGGTATTTAGAACGTGCCATTGACAAACGGAAGTGATGTAAAAATGGAATTTAAATTATTAGATAAATATGGAAAAGAAGTAGTCATAGTAAAACGAATAAATCTACATTCATATTCATTAAAAGGGATTAAAGATACACCATTTAGCAATTTAATCATGTTCATTAATCCATGTGAAATACCTGAATATAAAAAACGGTTTAATTTATTTACTCAATTTGAATATGATAGAAAAGTTTGTTCAAAAACAAAATTTGATTATACAGTATTAGATTTGTTAATTAGTGCAAACTTTAACCTTAATAAATTTAATACAGGTAATTTAGATGAAGATGATAAAAGTGATTCAATTGGTAAACATCAATTATCTATGGCAATAGAATTTATTTCTAAAGGCTTAGATTTGAATTCACCAATTGAATTTCATAAGTAGCAGTAAATTATTTGTGTTGTGAATGATATGACTCGTACTTATGTTGGGTAATTAATGATTCGATATTTTTTATAACAATGTCAGATAAACGTTTCATATCTTCTATAGTAAGATTTTCATGTCTTTGATAAGGGTGAGCACCATCATTACCAATCCACGCAATTAAATCAGAAAGCCACTGTGCTTGGGGGAAATTAAGCAATTTAATTCTTTCTGGAAAAGTTTTCTTCTGTAAAGAATTTTCAGTTTTATTTTCAAATTCAATTAAATAATCCCAAACTAGTTGTTCAATAGCTTTTCTATAACCTAATTTTAATAAATAATTTAGATTATGTTTTTCTGCAATATTTAATTGTGAAATGATTTTAATAAATTCTGGTGAATGTTCTTTTAAATTTTGAGAATACCTTTCATCTGAACTCTTATATGAGATATCAACTGGTTCTGAATTATAAATTAAGTTGAAAGGATTTCTATCTTGTTTTTTGTATTGCATTAAAAAATGTTGTTTACATTCATTACAAATAAATATAACTGAAAATAAATCATTATTTTTTTCTAAACCTGAAGATGATTTAACAAAAGGTGTTTGAACTTGTTCGCAATAAGGACATGATTTTGGCAATTTAATATCAATTTTAATTCCTTCAGTTGTAACCTGATTATTAACAGTGATTGGTAATGATAATGTATATTTAGACAAAATTATGCACCTCTCAAATATTAGTAAAAATATTATATCAATTTATAAATATAAGGAGAATGAAAATGAACCAATTAATTAAAAATGTAGAACAATGGAGTATTGACAAAGGTTTAAATAATGGCAATTCAGATAGACAGGCTTTGAAATTTTATGAGGAAGCGGGTGAAGTTGCTGCAGCATTATCACGTAATGATAAAGAAGCCTTAAAAGACGGTATAGGCGATACTGTAGTGACATTAATTATTCTAGCCCAACAACATAATATGAGTTTAGAAGAATGTTTACAGTGCGCCTATGAAGAAATTAAAGGTCGTACTGGTAAGATGATAAACGGAACTTTTGTTAAAGATGAAGATTTGAAGTAATAACGGTGTAAAGTTTTTCAATCTATATCGATAGCTTCGAGCTTTTTAATGTCTTTAGTATAAATTAAAGTTTGCTTTGTAGTTAAGTTTCTAATTGGGTAAATAACTATGAATTCACTGCTTTCTGAGACGATATCAATACCTGGATAAATTTTTCCATCTTCTGTAACTAATAAGGTACTTTTATCATTTTCAAAATTTTTTCTTACAATATCTCTAATAGTAGTACTCATTAGTAAGGTCACTTCCTTTAAATAAATTATATACATTATATCAGAAAACAAAATAATAAAGGAGTAAAAATATGACAGAATTAATATTAATTGTATCGACATTAATTTGTGTAATAAGTTTTTATCAATTTTTGAATACAATGAACAACATCATAGCATATATTTATGTGATTATTTTAATAGTTTCTTTAGCAATTACAGTTTCATTTGCAATTGGTTATAACTATTTAGAATTATTACTTACATTCCTATTTGCACTCGTTTTTATCACAATTGGATATATTAATAAGCGAGTGAAAACCATAAATAAAAAGTGAACAAATTTAATTAATATCCATGAAATTTAAGGCTAGTGTTAAAACTAGCCTTATTTTAGAAAGAAGGTTTATCAATATATGAGTAAAGACGAAACTTATCAAACTAATTATGACTACACAGAACAATTTAAAGAACTTCATAATACTTTAGATCATCAATTAACTATTGATGAAACTAATGAATTATTAATGTTTTATCAAAAAGTATTGGATAGAGTTGAAAAAGAGACTGACATAGTACTTGATAAGATTTTAGACCCCAAAACAACTTAGAAATGACATTCATGAAAGGAGGTTTACTCATGTATAAAGGTTATTTAAAGTCGAGTGGCAAGCGTACTATTACAACTTTTAAAGATAATAAAGATGTGTTATTAGACTATAAACAAGCTAGAGCATTAAAAAGTTTTGTTGGTGTGTTAGATGAAGATTACATTATGGTTGATGTTGATGATATGAATGAAGCACAGTTATTACTTAATATCATTGAAGATGAACAAATTAAATGTAATATTCTAGAAACTGACAATGGTATGCATTTTTATTTCAAAGGTTATAACATGACCAATAATAAAACTAAGAATTTTTCAGCTATTGGTATTATGTGCGATTATAAGTTAGGAATTAAAAACAGTTGCGACCCTTTAAAAATTAATGGAGAGTTTAGAAAATGGCTTAAACGTGTTGATGAAACTGAAATTGATGAGTTGCCAAAATGGTTAGAAGCGTCATTTAAAACAGATCCAGGTTTCACTGAACTTGCAGAGGGTGACGGACGAAACCAAACATTATTTAATTACATTCTTAAATTACAACAAATAGCGATGAGTAAGGAGGAAATACGAAATACAATAAGGTTAATTAATAAACATGTGCTATTTGAACCTATATCTGATAAAGAATTGGATATTGTTTTACGTGATGACGCTTTTTTAAAAGAATCTTTTTTTATTAATGGTAAATTCCAACATGATTTATTCGCTAAATACCTTATTAATGAGTATCACATTATTAGAATAGCAGATATTTTGCACATTTATATTGACGGTTATTATTCTGATAAACAAGACGATATAGAAAGATTAATGATTAAACATATTCCTGGTTTAAAAAAGATACAACGACAAGAAACGCTATCTTATTTACAGCTACAGACTGAACAAAAAGAATTATCACCAGTGAATTATTTAACACTTGCAAATGGAATATATGATTTAAATACTAATTCGATGCAACCATTCACACCTGAAATAATTGTGAAAAATAAAATACCCGTTCCATATATTGAAAATAGCTATCATGAAATCACTGATAAAACATTTAATAAGTTAGCAGTAAATGACCATGAATTAAGAAATTTATTTGAAGAGATTTTAGGTTACACATTATTTAGACGTAATGAATATGGTAAGTTTTTCATATTAACGGGTGGTGGAAGTAATGGTAAATCATCATTCTTGAAGATTTTACGTGCATTAGTCGGCGATACCAATACATCAAGCGTCGCACTTAAAGATTTAAACGGCCGTTTTAAAACAGCAGAATTATTCGGTAAGTTAGTCAATCTAGGCGATGATATTGGAAAAGGTTTTATTAAAGATAGTGCAGAACTGAAAAATCTAGCTACAGGTGAAACATTAGTTGTTGAGCGTAAGGGAAAAGACCCTTTTGATTTACGTAACTATTCAAAGCTTATTTTTAGTGCGAATGAAGTACCAAGAATTGATGATAAAACAGACGGTTTAAATCGACGTTTAATGATTGTACCTTTTAAAGCTAAATTCACGAATAAAGACGATGATTACGACCCATTCATTATTGATAAGTTACTAAGTCCTGATTCATTACAGTATTGTTTAGTCATGGCTATAAGAGGATTAAAACGATTGTTAAAAAATAATCGCTTCACCAAACCTAAATCTGTAACTGCAGAAATAGAAGCATACAAAGAAAGAAACAATCCTGTTTTAGCATTTCTTAATAATGAAGAACCTAAACTAGAGAATGAATCGACTAAAGATATCTATACACAATATAGTGAATACTGTGTTGAATATGGATACAAGTCTGTGAGTAGAGCAGTTTTTACTAAAGAGGTATGTCGTTTAAAAAAAGTAGAATCAAAACAAATTAGAGTGAATGGTATAAGAGAACATATATATGTCTTATGTACATAA